CTTCGCCATGTGCTTGGCGTCATAGCAGACTGGCCGGTCAACCGGGTCAGCGAACTGCTTCCGTGGCGCATAGCACTGCCAGCTGAATAACACATCCCCGTCAATACGGCCCTCGCTGTACGCTTACCTTCATCCTCAACATTTACAAAAATAAAATACCTTTGTTATCCATAACTTATAACTTATTTACCATGAATTATAAATTAAGTTATTGACCACACCTATAACCTAGGTTATCTTTAAGCCATCAGCAGGAAGCTGGAAGTCAAACGGAACAGATTGGCAGGCTCTTTAACTTCGATGGGGCGCTGACAAAGCGCAAACAGATACCAAACGAGATGGGTTTGGCGGTGATGTGAATTGCAGCTGCAACGACAGCAACCAGAAGATCAGCATCTGGCGCATCACCACCAAAGCCATTTCACATGAGGAAAACATCATGACGGTAATCGTGTACGGAAAATCAACATTTGCAGGAAATGCCAAAACTCGCCGTCATGAGCGGCGCAGAAAGCTTGCTATTGAGCGTGATGCTATCTGTAACATCATTGATTCTATCTTCGGCACAGACAGTGAGGAACCTGTTCAGGAGGCCCCAAGAAAGCGTTTAAGCCTTTCTGAAAAAGCAATATCACTCGGAAGCCTTCGCTGCAAGAAGGCAGAAGAAGTCGAGCGTAAACAGAACCGTATTTACTACAGCAAGCCACGCAGTGAAATGGGTGTGACCTGTGTCGGTCGCCAGAAAATGAAATTAGGCAGCAAACCACTTATTTGAGGTGAGATATGACAAAATCATGGAGCGTACCTTTTCCTGAATCAGAAACTGAACATGATGGAATGCCTGTTTTCTGGAGATTCCAGGCGACAGTTGAAGAAGATGGGATAAAAATATTCGCACTTCAATATATAGCTTTTCATCAGACAGAGCATTATGCATGGTTGGTTCCTGCGCATTGGATTGTTAATTTTAAACCAGCACCAAATCAGTGGTTACAGGAATGGAAACAAAGGAGAAATAGATATGCAATTAAGAAAGTAGCAAAAAATGCAGAAAGATCTTTTGCATTCCCAACGAAGAAACTTGCCATTGAAAGTTTATTGCGCCGGAAGAAATACCATTTAATGAGAATCAAACAAGATTTGGCTGTTGTATCAACTCTTGTTGATGGTATGAAGAATATTGATACATCAACACCAGATATTGAATATAACTTTGGACACAACCAAGAAACAGAAAATTGGGTATTTTATTAGTACGAATAAGCACTGTGTATTCATTCCAACGAGTGAATACACGGAGCAATGTCGCTCGTAACTAAACAGGAGCCGACTTGTTCTGATTATTGGAAATCTTCTTTGCCCTCCAGTGTGAGGGCAATTTTTTTGACGGAGGATATATGAAATTACGTGTCTGGCATATCCCGCAAGTACCTATGAAGCCGTTCATTGTAGAAGTGGCAAGTGTTGAAGAGGGTGTTCGTCTGATGGACGCACTGGCTGATTATGACGCCTTTCAGTATGACAACAACATCAAGCCTGATTACTGCAATGCTAACGGCCTTGAGATGTGGGATGAGAGCCTTACCGATGAAGATTTATCAGAGATGGGGCTTACTGATCGCTGGGTGGATTGGTACAGCGAATGCCAATGTTACGACGACCCACGTAAATATCTCGAAAGCCTGAAAGAAGAAACATCAGCCGCCTAAGCGCGGCTTTACCGCATACCAATAACGCTTCACTCGAGGCGTTTTCGTTATGCAATCAAATATAAGGAGTTACCCATGATGCACTTTCAGCTCGCGGGTAGCGGCGTCATGTCCGCTTTCTACCCGCACGAATCTGAATTATCACGCCGAGTTAAACAATTAATCAGAGCAGCAAAGAAACAACTGGAGGCGTTATGCGCAATGAAATAGCCATTAATCACCAGATGCTTCGTGCTGCACAGAACAAAGCAGTAATAGCCCGATTTATTGGTGATTCCAAAATGTGGCTTGAAGCAAATAAAGCGATGAAATCAGCTATCAACCTTCCGTGGTATCGCAGGAAATGAGTTTTACAGATAACTGGTCAGACGAAGAATTCATTCGTCAGATGAAAGATTTAATCGGTAACGAAGGAGATATTCATGTCACTTGCAACCACAGTGAAGGAGAGCAAGTTACAGAGACGCATGTACACGCAGCAGGCGTTAATGTATCGCCAGAAGGGAGATCGTGAAGGTGTTCGCGTATTTTTAAATGCGGCAAAGACTGAAGTATTAAATCAGCGTTATTTCCTTGGGCCGTGTCCATTCTGAGGTGAATTATGGATTTGAACAAATTCGATGAGCCATTCTGCCCTGAAGATATCGAATGGCGAATACAGCAAAGCGGTAAAACACGCGATGGCAAGGTGTGGGCTATGGTGCTGGCTTATGTCACGAACAGGGCAATCATGAAACGCCTGGACGATGTTTGCGGCAAAGCAGGATGGCGCAATGAATACCGCGATATTCCCAACAACGGAGGCGTTGAATGCGGCATATCAATCAGGATTGATTCCGAATGGGTAACCAAATGGGATGCTGCTGAAAACACGCAGGTAGAAGCCGTAAAAGGTGGTCGTTCCGGTGCAATGAAGCGTGCTGCCGTTCAGTGGGGAATCGGTCGGTATCTGTATAACCTTGAGGAAGGTTTCGCACAAACATCTCTCGATAAAAAGCAGGGGTGGCACAGGGCAAAACTGAAGGATGGAACAGGATTTTACTGGCTTCCTCCATCGCTGCCGGGATGGGCAATCCCAGCATCAGATAACAAACCATCACCAGAAAATACCAACCAGAAATCTCCATCGGTTGACTGCGAACAAATCCTGAAAGACTTCAGCGATTATGCGTCAACAGAAACTGACAAGAAAAAACTCATCGAGCGTTATCAGCGTGACTGGCAATTAATGGCTGGCAATGAGGAGGCGCAGGCTAAATGCGTTCAGGTAATGAACATCAGAGTTAACGAACTAAAACAGGCGGCATAAATGGCAAGCAGAGGCGTAAATAAGGTGATTATCCTTGGTCGGGTAGGACAAGACCCGGAAGTTCGATACTCACCATCAGGTACAGCGTTCGCTAACCTGACAATAGCCACGTCAGAACAATGGCGAGATAAAAATACTGGCGAGCAAAAGGAATTGACTGAATGGCATCGTGTTGCTGTATCCGGGAAACTGGCTGAGGTTGTGGGGCAGTATGTGAAAAAAGGTGATCAGATTTATTTCGAGGGAATGCTGAGAACCAGAAAGTGGAAAGACCAGTCAGGGCAAGACCGTTACACAACCGAGGTTCATGTCGGAATTAATGGCGTGATGCAAATGCTTGGCGGAATTGGCGACAGCAAACAACAAGCAGCCAGCAGGCAATCACAGAAGCCACAGCAGCAATCATCACCTGCACAACACAACGAACCTCCGATGGATTTTTACGACGATATACCCTTTGCACCAGTAACTCTCCCCTTCCCTCGTCACGCTATTCACGCAATTTAATCAGGAGAAAACCATGCCAGCGCCTCTATATGGTGCGGACGACCCGCGCCGCTGTTCCGGCAATTCCATATCGGAGGTGCTGGAAAATATCAAGAATAATCTCGACGCGTTTCTTGCTCTGCCACCAGAAACAAAAGAAGAACGGAAGTACCGACGCGATATACAACTCGCAGAAAAACAGGAAAAAGACCGAATAAACGAAACATCAATCCGACCATTCCGCAAATCCACATATACCCACTTCCCTGAATATATCGACCCGCGCCTGCGTAATTACCGCTCACGCTATGGCGCTATCAGTAATAACTGAGGAATTTACCATGAGAGGACTTGCATACAATCCCGGCATTCTTCCGGCAGAAATGATTATTCGCCAACGCGTAAAGCCAATGCCATCGAGAGAGGAATTGCTTAAGCGAAAGAGTTTCTGCTCTGTTAATGATAACAAATATCTGAATGCGATGTGGCGGAGTGGGAAGAAATGAAACAAATGACACTAATTGAGATGGATGGATTTCTGAAAGGTAAATGCATCCCATGTGATTTAAAGGTTAACGAAACAAATGCTGAATATCTTGTGCGTAAATTTGCTGAAGCGGAGGCCAAGATTTCGGCTCTGTCCGAAGACCAGCAGAAAGCGATTGAGTCAATTAAGCAGGCTGATTCGGCTGTTAAGTTGGCACACGAGAAGTTTTCAGCGCTGGCGGAGGAGAACTCGTGGCTGAAGATGCTCATAGAAGATCATGCTGGTTGTACTGCTGTCTGCCCAAATTGCTCTCATGAAGAACCCAGTGAAACAGACGACATTGTTTGGTCTTACCGTTCACGGGAAACGCCAGCCACCGATGCTTTTCTGGCTGAAGTACGGGCGCAGGCGTTTAATGACCTTTGCTCGGCGTTCGTTAAACACGCGAATCTCGCGGGAATGGATGATGGTGAGCTAGTGAGGCTTAAATATGCGACGGACACCCTGCTGCATTGTGCAGACCAACTTCGCAAGGGAGTGCATTCATGAGCAACCTACTACCATGTCCATTCCATGAAGCATTAAAAACACAGAATTACCGAAGATCGTCCAAGAGCATATACTTTTCAATATGTTAGACCTCATTTTAACCATGAAGAAATCGATTTTACACCGTTCTTTATACGTTCTTTTTTGCCCCAAATATGCCCCAAACAACCACATTTTGCCCCAATAGTGCCCCAAAGATTTAAGGGGATTTAACTTGATATTTCAGACAATTAACGCAAGTTTACGATGTGAATTTACGTTAATTGTCTGGGTGGGGTATATACCGTCACTCGTTCATCAATATTCTCATAGTTTGACAAATCCGCCAGAGCTATCGCATACTGACCGCACTGAACTTACAAGCGGTCATCCGCACCCGATAGCTTTGCGGCTTTTTTATGCCCGTAATGCGGCATAGTCACATCCGTACAAAGGTCGGGTGGAGAGGCGTAATACAATACCCGTAAGGGGAATATGCCCAGAGCTTCTTGTAAGGCTCAGTTGACACCCGACCAACCAGCTACTAACTGGTTGAGCTAACTAAACTTACAAGGAGGTCATCATGACCAGTCAACTCATCCCCGTATTCAACGGCACTATATCCAACGAAACCACTCTTCTCGTTAATGCCCGTGATTTACACACTTTCCTCGATGTGGGTAAGCGATTTGCTTCGTGGATTGTCGAACGAATTGCTGAATATGGTTTCGTTGAAAATCAAGACTTTATGATTATTTCCCAAGTTCGGGAAAAAATAGGCAGAGGTCGTCCTGCAAAAGACTACCATCTCACTCTCGACACAGCCAAAGAACTGGCGATGGTTGAACGTAACGAAAAAGGCCGTCAGATACGCCGATACTTCATCGAGTGCGAGAAAAAACTTCGCAGCATGCAACCAGCGCAGCAATTCACAGACGAAGAAATCATCCTCCTTTGCTATATGCAGGTACAGATGGAGAATGCGCAGGACATCTGCAAACGTCTGTACCCGATATTGAAGGGACTTAACTCATCATACGCGAGTAAACTGTATGACATTGCGTTTGAAACCTTCTATGCGGTGACGAAAAACAGAGACGCGCTACTGAGGGAGGTAACACGTCTCGACATGTCAAGTTCCGTTATCCAGCGGGCCATGCCAATGCTGAAAAGCCTGCGGGCAAGGCAATTCGAATTATAAAACCAAAGGAGCTTCGGCTCCTTTTTTCATGCCTGAAGGAAAGGAAAATGGCAGATATCATCGACAACGCCGCTGAAATCGAAGAATTGCAGCGCAATTTCTCCCTGCAAAAATACAAATCCGATTGTAATGCCCCATCTGCTACTCATTGTTGCGAGTGTGGCGATCCGATAGATGAGCGGCGACGCCTGGCTGTTCGTGGATGCAGAGCTTGCGCCAGTTGCCAGCAGGATATTGAACTTATCAACAAACAGAGAGGTGTGAAGTGAACATCAACACCACGATAACGATCGATACAGCCCTGAACACCGGCCTAGCGCTCCTTGGTTATTTCTACATCATGTTCTGCAGCGGACGATGGCTGTCACTGTTGTTCATGAAAAAATGGAATAAACGCCGTAAGCAGGAGCAACGCCAAAAGGCAATAGATGCATTTTTCGAAGCCTTCGGTATTGACGGCATGGAACCAGGGGATCCAGCTCGCGCAATTAGCAGAGGGGGCGTAGTAATCCTTGTATACCGGAGTGAAGAGAAAAATGAGCAAGATTGACTATCAGGCACTGCGTGAAAAGGCAGAGAAAGCAACTAAAGGAAGCTACATCGTAGGGCATACATCTGTTAACCAGCACGGCAATTTAACAGGAGTTTTTGTTTGCCAAAAATGGAAAGGAGAACCCGGTGGCGTGATTGCAGAATGTCATGTTAACTGCCTGGTTGAAACAGATGCTCAGGCTTATGCAAACGCTGAATTCATAGCAGAGGCTAACCCGGCTACCGTGCTGGAACTGCTGGATGAACGGGAAAGAAACCAGCAATACATCAAACGCCGCGACCAGGAGAACGAGGAGATTGCGCTTACGGTTGGGAAGCTGCGTGTTGAGCTTGAAGCAGCAGAGAACAACCTTATTGATAGCGAATGCCATGTTGCTGAACTGGAAGAAGCTCTACGCGATAAGCAGGCGTTACTTGAAGCCTCAGAAAAGCGCAACGCAAAATTACAAAGCGAGAATGCATACATCCGCAACCGGTACAAAGAACTGGACCTATTAATCGGGAAAAACATTCTGGTCATGCAGGCTGCCATTATCGAATGGCAGGCAACTGGCGACGCTAAGAGCGGACTAGCATGGATTTATAACACACTGTTTGGCCCTGGCGAATTACCGGACGAATCTGAGAAAGATGCTCAGGCCTACTTTAATCGCAAATATGCACCGATTGACGAAAAGCTTATGGCGCTTCACAAGTGGTTTTGGGAACAAAGTGAAGCCGAGCGCGCCGCTGGCATTCGCATCAAAGGAGAGTGAGATGAACGGACAAATCTCAATTGTTCGACCGGGAGCATGTGGCGATTGCGAAATACGAATGATTATTCGTCTGGCGATGGGGAAAACAATAACTGCTCTCATTACTCCAGAAAATCTCGCATTAGCATTAACAGGAAAGTCAGACATGCCAGTAGAGCTAAAGCTGCGAAATGTTGAGATTAAGGTGAAATAGCTATGACCACTATTACCAAAGATCGACTGCTGACAATCCAGCATTGGCGCGAAACATACGGACCGGGTAGCAACGTTGTGCTTCCAGCAGAAGAAGCGGAAGAGCTGGCACGGATTGCGCTGGCATCACTGGCAGCAGTATCGGATGAACGAGCAGCCTATGAATTATTTATGGAGAAGCGTTTCGGAGAATCTGTAGATCGCCGCAGAGCAAAAAATGGCGATAGAGAATACATGGCATGGGATATGGCGCTTGGCTGGATTATCTGGTGTCACCGCGCCGCCATGCTTCAGGCCGGAAACTTTCGGGAAAATAAGAATTCGTCAACCAACAATTTTCGGGAAATCTCGGAAACGTCAACCAACTCTCCGGTAATTCCGGATGGTTAGATAAGCTGTAGTGAGCGAATGCCTGAAAAGGGCCAGAACGTGCTTATTTCGGTGAATTTCGATAGCTCTCTGGTTGAACCGCTAATATGCTCCGCACGCTATACCGGAAGCACCTTTCGGCGTGGGCAGATAACGGTTGCGCCTGGTAATGGTATTGAACAGGCCACACACTGGATGCCGCTACCGGAACCGCCGCAGGAGGTTAACCGTGGCTAACCTGCAACTTGCCAGAAGTGGAATACGATTTGTTCCAATCCCGATTACAGCAGATGCAGAACTTCATCTGTTTGGTGAAATTCTTTCCCGAAAGCTGGATGAACTGGAAAAGCTGGTAGAAGAAGCTGACACCTCACCAACCGTATAACAGCCCCACCGACATTAAAATATCAGGAGAAAAAAATGAACGCAGTGCTCACAGAATTGAACAAATTAGGAAAAGCATCAGCCGAAAGTATTTCTAAAGGTCTCAATATTGATTTGAATGACGTTATTGACACTCTATGGAAGTTAAAAAACCAGGGGGTAGTAACTGTAAAAAATGGCATCTGGCAGGCAGTTGCAAGGGAAGTGGACAAAAAACCAAATATCGCCTCAGTGCAGCCAGTGCAGCCAGTGCAGCCAGTGCAGCACAACATTATAGGTGACCTGCTACGTAAATCACGGAAAGAAGCGCGTCGCGCCGGGCGGAAACAGAAACGATGGGAGGGTGCATGTAAGGCGCTGCAAGAACTGAATAAATACCGTGACTTGATCAACGAATTGTCAGAGTGAGCGAATCACAGAGAGAATATTTTGAGAAACAACCCGCGTACATTAATATTGTTTTTCCTTTCTCTAATGACGGGCGGTATCCTGTTATTCGCAGGAACAATATTATTTATTTTTGTTGCCCGGCTAACTGCGAGGATAATGACATGAAAATCACATTTGAAAGTTACGGTTTAACAGCAAGTGTGGTTATCTCCAGCTCTATATTCGAAAGCCGCAAACATCAGCATATCGTTGATGCAGTGAAACTCAAAGCCCCGGAAGTTACCGTCACAACACATGGACTTTTCAGGATACGAACGACGTTGACTACAACACACCTCTCGGCATGCCGTGTTTATGATATGGCACTCAAGGAATACAACCAGTGTTCGTCCTGATCCAGCGCGGGCAGTCTTTCGTTGATGCCAACAACTATCCGGTAGAAATATGCAAGGTAACTCTGACTCAGGTGATCTACCGAAGGCTCGACGGCAGAACCAGAGCCACTTCAATTGGTGCATTTAATGAAGAATTTGAGCGAATAGAGCACAACGAACTGCATATGATTAAAGCGGAAATTGAGAAGGAAAAGCATATTGCCAGCCTTCGAAAAATGCGCCGTACATCAATCAACTAACAACCGCCTTCGGGCGGTTTATTATGCTGTTGAAAAACATGTAGAAAAGGAGAGCATACTATGGAAATCAACTTAATGACCGAAAAAGAAGTTTCTGAGTTGTTACAAAAAAGGCGCACAGCTTTGTATAATTTGCGAAAAAAACACGGATTCCCTGATCCAGTACTTACTCATCCGGCGCGATATAGCCGTCAGGCCGTTGAACAATGGCTTAAATCCGGAGGAATTAACCGAGCTGTTTAGCGTGCCAGAAAATTTTATCAGCATACAACTCATACGCATCTTTCTGTTCCGACAACCAGTCGTGTTTATTATACACGGCCATCACTCCTCCCAGTTCATGCCCCAGCATTTTTTCAGTGACGTGGGGCATAATTCCTTCCCCAGATAAATTCGTTACCAGAGAACGCCTAAAATCATGCGTTCTCCATTCAGGAATATCAATTTTCGCCCTGAGTTTTTTCATGTACAAATTAGCAGACGAACGGTCAATAGGTTTATCTATTTCCTGCCCAGGGAACAGCACATCAAATCCGATATTAAGCAATCGCTCAATATAAGGCTCAACCTGAGTAAATATCGGACGCCGGATAATATTACCCATCTTTGAATGCTCTTTAGGGGTTGTCCAGACCAGATCTTCCATGTTGAACTCACTGGCTGTAGCGAGACGTAGCTCAGAAAGCCTGGCCCCCCATAGCAATAGCAATTGATGTAACAGCTTGTTGGAAGTAACCACTTTTGAGTTCTCCAGTGTCAGCCAGATCTTTGCCAGTTCCGTATAGGTAAGTACGCGACTCCCCACATCTGGTTTCTTCCCAATATTCTTTACACTAAGTTTGAGTAATTCGCATGATGGGATTAACTGGCGGCTGATACACCAGTTAATAACTGAACGCAGTTGTAACAACAGAACACGAGCCTTTTTCTTGTTGAGGCTTTCTTGCTTGTCAAAAAAGCGAGCCCAAGCCGATACAGGGATACCGGCAACTGGCGAGTCTTCAAACTGTGTGTACATAGTGTTGTACACAACAGATCTATAAAGCGTCTGAGTATTGGGTTTCAGGCCGCTAACATACTTATCCCACCACTGATCCAGGCATTCTTTTAATGTCAATTCGCCATCACTGGGGGCAAAATAATTTTTAGGGTTAACTCCCTTCATGTACAATGCGCGCATCTCACCGACGATAACACGTGCGTCCTTCAGTGAAGTGGACGGATAGCGCCCGACAGTAAGACGTACTGGCTTACCATTCCAGCGATAACGGTACTGAAACGTGATAGTTCCTGCTGGAGTAATCCGCACACTTAACCCGTCACCATCGGTGATTTCAGCAGGGCCAGAGTAGGGTTTTCCGTATAGGCCTCGTAGTTTGGTGTCACTCAGTGCCAATGCTTTATATCCTGTACACAAGTTTATAATGTATTCTGTACTCAATATGTACGCATTAGCAAGTGAACAAAACACTTTTCAACGCAAAAGAAGATAATCAACCATGAACAAAAACGAACTTACACCTTGATTTTAAAACCATAAAGACGGTATTATCAGTCATATGGTGAACAACCAAAATCAATACGCAACAACGTCCTCTTAGTTAAATGGATATAACGAGCCCCTCCTAAGGGCTAATTGCAGGTTCGATTCCTGCAGGGGACACCATTTATCAGTTCGCTCTCATCCGTAACAGTCCGCAAAATCCCCTGAATATCAAGCCTTCCGTATATTCACGGTTCGTCATGGTTCGCGTCAGATCGTTGACAGCCGCACTCCATGACGGGTAAAAAGTGGATAAAATAATTTTACCCACCGGATTTTTACCCATGCTCACCGTTAAGCAGATTGAAGCAGCAAAGCCGAAAGAAAAACCATACCGCCTACTCGATGGTAATGGCCTGTACCTTTATGTCCCTGTATCAGGGAAAAAGGTATGGCAGCTTCGCTACAAGATTGACGGTAAGGAAAAAATACTGACCGTAGGAAAATATCCGCTTATGACTTTGCAGGAGGCAAGGGATAAAGCATGGATTGCGAGGAAAGACATCTCGGTTGGCATCGATCCGGTAAAAGCGAAAAAGGCTTCGTCTAACAACAACTCCTTTAGCGCCATTTACAAGGAGTGGTACGAGCACAAGAAGCAAGTCTGGTCAGTAGGCTATGCAAATGAACTTGCAAAAATGTTTGATGACGACATTTTACCCATCATCGGCGGCCTTGAAATTCAGGATATTGAGCCGATGCAACTGTTGGAAGTAATCCGCAGATTTGAAGATCGCGGCGCAATGGAGCGAGCCAACAAAGCACGCAGAAGATGTGGCGAGGTTTTCCGTTACGCTATTGTTACTGGTAGGGCTAAATATAACCCGGCACCTGACCTTGCAGACGCCATGAAAGGATACCGCAAGAAGAACTTCCCGTTTCTTCCAGCAGACCAGATCCCTGCATTCAACAAAGCACTGGCAACATTTTCAGGAAGCATCGTATCGCTCATTGCGACCAAAGTTTTACGCTACACAGCCCTAAGAACGAAAGAGCTTCGTTCCATGCAATGGAAGAACGTCGATTTTGAAAACAGGATTATCACTATCGACGCCAGTGTGATGAAGGGACGCAAAATTCATGTGGTCCCGATGTCATACCAGGTGGTTGAACTTCTCACTACGCTAAGCTCAATCACCAAACCAGTATCAGAGTTTGTTTTTGCCGGGCGCAACGATAAGAAGAAGCCAATCTGCGAGAACGCGGTACTGCTTGTGATCAAACAAATCGGCTATGAGGGGCTGGAAAGCGGTCACGGATTCAGGCATGAATTCAGCACGATTATGAACGAGCACGAATGGCCTGCTGACGCTATTGAAGTGCAACTGGCACATGCCAACGGCGGATCTGTGCGCGGGATTTACAACCACGCTCAGTATCTAGATAAGCGCAGAGAAATGATGCAGTGGTGGGCTGACTGGCTTGATGAAAAGGTGGGGTACTCCACCTGAACCACTATCGGAATAGCACAAAGCCTTGCAATCCAGTGCAAAGTTTTGTGTGCCTCCGTTTGCCCCACCAATATATATTCAGCACAAGAAACACAGCTAAAGCAATGGATGCAGTCTTACCTGTTGGAATCCCAGACTCACTGTATTGTCATCATGAATAAGAGCTGAGTCGTGCGGGTAGGAGGTTCTACGGGGCATCCCAATCTCTTCGCAGAATTTATTTTCTGAAAGCACCTCCTCTGAAAAAGCCCCCAACCCAACAGTCCTGGCTTCTTCGAGTAAAAGTGGAGAGTATTTTTGTGATTCTGGTCGGGAACTCTCAACTTTCAAACGCTCCCCATTTAAATTGTGGAAAACATGGAGCAACTCATGAAAAACAATAGTCGCATGAAAGTCCACCACGCTAATCCCCTCCCCACAGGGATATTCAACTGCATTCAGATTACAGTGAAAATCGGAACCAGTCCCCCGATGGTTCTCAGCATCTATATCTCTATGTGCCATAACTCCTAGTCTGGAAGAGTTGAGGTGTATTACCACTGTTTCTGATTTAAGTCGGGATATTGATTCAATAGCATTCAGGAGTACACGCCCTGTCTCTGTAGAGCCAATCTTATCGAGTGCTGCTTCAATCTGCTGATATATATTATGATCAGTCCCCTGGAAACGAAGTTGCGGATTATTTTTTATCCATTGAACGCTCGATGCTTTTACAAGAGACTCGATATCTGTATCTGACATTGAGCTCGACGTTGATGACTGATGTAATACCAAGTTGAGGGACGTAGGGCGCATCAGGACTCCTGAGAATGCTACTTATTAGCAGCCTGTTTACCACTCTGTGAAAATGATTTTTTTAAAAGTGACCGTCAAGGCGGTCACCAAACCCGATAATAAAGCGGATCATAGCCATTTGCCAGTCCTCAGCGACATTGCCCATTTCCGTGATCCGCCAAGAATTGCCAACCACACAATTTGTTACCAACTCCATCCATGCAACAAATCCACTACACTGGATAAAATTACTAAATTTTACTTAATACCACACTAATAAGATCTTGCTTTCCGCCATGATAAGATTGCATTATTTGACTTTCACTCCATGAACGGTCGGAAACATTATAAGATGATATATCTATTGGATTAAACTCATTCTTCGCGCGGTCATATAAGACATTTGTCTCTGTTGTATCGACAAAAAGAATTCCTTTTTGCTCCAGTCTATCAAACATATCGTAAATAGCATGCTCAGCCTGTGCTGGCAAGGACGAAATATTTAAAAGCGATTCTCCATTTATTTTATCCATTCTAATACCAATAATATCACCATTATTGCCATATATTTTTTCTGCACTCCCGGCACCATAATATTGGTTGAAGCAACGAACTTCGCTTGTCACCTCTTCATTGCTTTGAGATGTAGTAAACATCTTCAGGACTTTTGTTGCATCCTCAGCATCTTCATATACTACAGCGTTCCCCCCTTTGCCAATAACATTACTAGGTACTGACAACCTGTTATAGTCCACACTCGGTAACTCTGGCGGTGCATAATCAACAGGAGGTAAATCAGGTCTGTTCGAATGAACAATGCCTCTTTCCATAGCAGCGCTCACTGGTGATGCATTCAGCATGACCTCAATTTTCCTGCTAATCTCCCCCTTAGGCCATCCCAGCCTGTGCAACAGATTAGTAAAACAACCACTATGACTTTCTCTTGTAACGCAAAACTTATTATCAGTGACAACAACACGATATGTTCTGTTGCCCACCTTTACTTGCGCCCCATTATCCGAGCTAGCAGCTGCATCCCTTACAGAGGATAAAATACGACTGTCAGGAGAAGTCAGGCTTCTGGTTAAAGAATTCCATGAACACCCCAAATTTACAGAAGATGGTGATAGCATACATTTCAACCTTCAAAATGAATCAATCTTTACTTTCTTAACAAACATCACCATGACATGACAACAAAAACCGGAGCCGGACTCCGGTTTTGTGAAGCTGTCGGGTTACTTCATCCCGCCAATATTTTCCCACGTCCCGTCAGCACGCAGGATTTGCAGCGGTCTTACCACGCACTGTATCTGCTTTTTATCCGCATCCAGTATCACCACCTGCGTGATTACCCTGTCCTGCTCCGGGATAATGCCATTCTCATCTGACTCCAGGATGTCTGCCGGCCCCAGTCGCAGCTGTGCTGTAAGTAACTCCCCGTGTTCACGGTCATCATGCTTTCCGCAACCGCACAGACGCTGCATAAGTTTTTTTAGTATATTCATGTCATTCTCCTGTTCTGCCTGTATCACTGCCCACTTCATCCAGCCCCTTGACATCCTGCCACGGCCCGTCGCCAAATCTGACCTGCAAATGCTGAAACAGTCCCTGAACCCGTGTGGCATCTTTGGGGTCAAGAAAGGTCAGTCCGGTGATGAGTGCGCCATCTGTATCCGGGAACCAGCCATTGCTGTTTGTCTCAATAATGCTCGCCGGCCCCAGACGAAAACGGATTTGTGTCTCCCCCGGGTCGCCCTTCGGTCCCTGAGGTCCGGTTGCCCCCACCGGGCCAGCCGCACCTGTTTCTCCTTTCGGTCCCTGTGGGCCTGCCGGGCCTGCCGCACCGGTATCTCCCTTTGGACCCTGTGGACCTGCATTTCCCGTCAGACCGGTCTCTCCCCGCTCTCCCCTGTCACCTTTCGGCCCCTGCGGGCCTGCCGGACCAGCATCACCTGCCGGTCCCCGTTCGCCGGTTGCCCCGACAGGGCCGGTGTCACCGCGCTCTCCCTTATCACCCTTCGGCCCCTGAGGACCCGCGGGCCCCTGTTCCCCCTTTGGCCCGGGAGGTCCCACCACGGTGGGGATTCGGTTTACGGCCTCTTCCGCCGCTATCCTGCTTTGTTCCGCTGACTGTGCGCTTTCTGCTGACTCCCGGGCTTTTTCTGTTGCGGTCGTTGCATCCCTGGCTGCATTAC